CGAGGTTGCGTCTTTACCCAGCCAAAGTGTTTGGCCTGCAAATTGGTGCGAGCCTTCAAAAACACCATCATTACTCATGCCGTGAATGCCGGTGTTAGACGGAAAGTTTGAAGTGTTGTGAATGCTTGGGTATCTCGCAAACCCCGCAGCATCCCTAAGTCTTGTCGGTGCTGTGCTCGCAAGCGTTAGCTGTGTAAGCCCTGCACTTGGGGTATCTGCTGTTACTGCATTGCTAGCTGCTAAAATGCGGCTGCTGGTTCCTTCATCTTCTCCAGTTAAATATGTTCCTTGCGAATCCGTCCAAGAGCTGAAACCGTCAAACGTCAAATAACCTGATCGAACAATAACATCGTTATAAGGTGTAGTGATCGCTTGCTGAACCGGAATCCCGCGAGAGTATGGTACAGCCTCGGCTGACTGAGCTGCGTCCGGTAAAAATTTGTACTGATTGATTGTGTTCCATTCGCAAACATTCGCCGAGTTTGATGTCTCCATGATGCCGAGCGTTGAGGCTTCAATGTCTATGTCGGTTACAACAATGCGTTTGCAAGAGTGTAGCCATAGCGGAATGTGAACATCTGTTAATGCTCCACCACCGACGATCTCAATATGATTAAGCAATACGTTGTTGATTGTTTTTGTTACTGTGTCATCGCCCTGAAACTTAATGCCGTATGTATTAGTCGATGTTAGAGAGATATTGACATTAGCGATCTCTGAATCGCCATAGTTATATGGAAACACAGTCACATTGTCGTTGTCCCAAAGCATTGCGTGACCGTCAACAATAAAATTAACGTTTTTAACATAGCCCTGAGTCATACGGTTAAATCTAAGGATTACATTCGGCGTCGATGTGTTGCCGCCAGTGAATTTAATGTCCTCAATTGTCGCTTGTGGGCAATCTTCAAACCGTATTAAATTACCAGTCATTGATGTGCCTGCATCAATCAAGCACTCTTTGAGTGAGTGGATTGGTAAGCGTACAACTTCCCAAGTCACCGTACCGTCAGAAAAAGTATTGCCAACTGTAACGTTGGATGACCATGTGGGTTCTGTGCTTGCGTGTGATGTGCCAGCCGTTACACAGCGGTAATGCACGATAAACGGGAACGCCCCATATGAATTGGAAGGGATAACATAATCGCCAACTGTGTAGGCTGTTGCTGTTGCCCATTGCTCACCAGACTTAAAGTGAATGCCGCCGCCGGTCGCTGTGCAGCTCAGAGTTGTCGAACCAATACCCGCGCCTTCAATCGCTATATCATCGTAAACCTGGATTAATGTTGATACTGTAAACGTGCCTGGGCCTAATCGAATCTTGACGCTTCGATTCGCGGTTGTAGTGATTGCGTTTACTTGAGCAATAGCCCAAGCAAGAGTTCCGGTTGTTGATGAATCACCGTGATCTGACAGACTTGTGTCGGTAATCCAAATCTCAGGTGTTGCTGAGATAGTCTCGCCGGTTACGCCGTTTGTAATAGAGCCGCCGCCACTCCCTGTGGACGTAGCGTCCGTGTTGACTGTAACGCTCATTAGTGATTACTCTTCAACGTTACCGCAGCACTAGTGCCGCTGATAGCAGTAACACGACCACGAACATACGGCCACGGCGCTTCAGAACCAAAGCCATCCGAGTCCAGCGCCCCCGATAGTGTGATCGTACCTAGCGTAACCCAGGTAGTAGCATCACTATCAATCGACCCTTCCACAACCACGGTAGCCGTGGGGGTAGTGGTATTGGACAGCGTTGCTTGGAACACGCGGCTCTTACCTTTTAAGTGCAAGGCCGACCCTGTCGCGGTAGTTGTAACCGCGTTTAGCAGCACATTAACAGCGTCACCGCCAATACGTACCATAGATGACATGTTTATTCTCCCTTACATTTAGATAAGTACTTAATCATCCGACTAAGTACTTTCCTAGAATCCTTTGCTAATCCTAACGCAGTGTTACAGTGATGACACAGCAGCCCGCGAATCACATTCTTATCATGACAGTGATCAACGTGAAGTTTACCTTTCGGCTTCGTTAAACAAATCGCGCAAGCTCCGCGCTGTTTCTTTAATAAAGCATTGTAGTGCTGTGTATCTATACCGTACCTCGTCATTAGGTTTTTATCCCGAGTACATTCGGAACATAGGTGCTTCGTGTTGAGCTTACGACGTTTACCGCAATCCCAACACGAAGCCATTAGATACCTACCTCAATTAGGTAGATACCGTGGTCGGTACTAACGCACCAGACTCATCAACTGCGTTACAAACATAGTTCTCGATACTGAGTAGCGAACCTGGATCAACTGCTGTTTCAGGAGCAGTCGCAAACAAAGTACCCATAGCGTTATTGGCCATGATACCTGTACATGCAACGTTAAGGTCAACGAGGTTACCCGCAGTAGTATCCGAGTTATAAAGGACGTTGTCCTTTATTAGTAGGTTAGTACTGGCAGCACCTTCACCGATAATCACGCCGTCAGTGAAGTCTCCATAAAAGTAATTACCTTCGATAGTGGTATTACCCGCCGTGTCTAACCGAATCGCTTCAGCGCAACCTGCGGTATCTTCAGCGATAAACTTACAGTTGGAGATAGTAGTACCTGCAACCGCGTCAACATCGACCATAGTAACGAAGTCATCACCTGTCGCGTTGTAGGTAAACTCAAGGCTATCTAAAGTAACGCCAGCCGCATCTACATTGACGCCTACAACAACCGCGGAGACATCGGCAGTCAACGTTAAGTTGTGAAGAAGGACATTAGCTGCATCGATCTCAACTGAACCGGCTGTCGCTGTGAAGTTAAGATCTGGACGATCAGTGCCCCGGCCTAAACCGATTACAGCAATGCCAGCTACATCCAAAACTAAGGATGTGGCAGCCGAGATAGTCTCCGAATGACCGGGCATGACCATGATGATGTCGCCTCGGTTGGCAACGCATTGGCTAACTGCATAGTCGATCGTAGCGAAAGGTCGAAGGTATGTACCCCCGGCTGGTGCAGGAGCATCCGCGCCGCCTACGCCAAGGTCAGGTAAAACAGATGTGCTGTTTACCCAAAAAACTTTACCGGGATGAGATACCGCTAACGGTACGCCCCGGATAATTAAATTACTAATCCCATTAGGGTATTGTGAATAAGACATTTATCTCTCCTATGAAACCGCGATGCGGTCATATTGAAAAACTTCATAGTTCAAAAAAGGTGCGCCCCAATAAGAGCGCACCTAATCAGCTTACGCTGGCGATGAACCGTATAAAGCACGAGGATCACCAGCAGTAACAGAGTAGCGCTCTGTACATTTGGCTTTCGCGTTTTCAGTGTCAAAGTCATTGTCTTGAGTGAACTCAAGCGCACGACGTTGGAACAACTTCAAACCACCTCGTTTAATATCAGTTCGGATGAACCAGTTGTTAGTATCAGTCAAATAGTGGTTGACTTTAATTCCTTCAGGGAACACGTTCATGTCCCGAAGAGCATTAGCGTCGTTATTTGCTGTACCTGATTGCTGAACAGACTTCAAGATCCGATGCGCTTCGAACTGTTGGTTGATCGGAATGATCAAGCAACGTGGACGTAGCTGAATCTTAAGACCTGCATCATCTTCCGCTTGGCCGATTTGAATGATCAAATCTTCCATAGACGCTTCAGACAACGCAGCGGCAGTCGATAGTTCATTAGAGAACGTACCGCCAGTTGTGTTCGGATGGTCATTCGCTAACAACTCTTTACCATCACCAAAAGTATAGGAGCTGTTGAAAGCTCGGTTATACATATTAGCAACAACGTTTTCTTTGGTTTGGTGCATTGACTCAGAAAGCAAGGATGCGCCTTTCAAGGATACTTCCATGTAAAGACCGTCTTCCATGTTCTCACGAGTAACAATGTAACCAAGACCGTAGACAACGTGAACCGCACGAGTAGTGTAGCCTTGTTGGTTGTCAGTGTACGACACGCTGCTACCTTCAGATTTAACCGGGGCTAAACCAAAAGTAGTACTTTGAACTGTTTCTTCATAGTTCTTACGTGAAGTTGCTTTATCAACAAGTTGAGTCCACTCAGGTGCGTATCGACCGTAGGTCTGACCGAACCATTCATAGACACCAGGCCACAGCGCCTTAGGATGCGAACCAGTAGTATTAACCATAATCTATACCCCCGTCGCAGAGCGATTCTGATGAGCATTAAGTAAAACTTCGTACTCACAGTTAGCAGCAAAGGCTTCGTTGTCTTCACGTTGATGAACGCGAAGCAAACGTAGCATTAGAGTTGCAGTAGTTGCAGGTGTGGTAGTACCACCCGAATCAATCTCATAACCTGAGCGACCCGTGGTTGTGTCCCCCGCGCCAGCAATACAATCAACGTTAAGACCGATTTGAGCAGCGGTCATAGTAGCAGCACCGTCATCTTGGATGGTAAAAATAACATCCGGGTCGTCGCATACCCACACATATTGTGCAGTACTAGCTGGACTGTACTTCAGATCCAAGTTAGTACGGGTAGGCTCAAAGCCCACGATAACGCCAATAGGGATGCCCGAAGCACCGGCTGCTTGCACTTCAGGTACGCCATCCGTGTGAGCAGTGCCGGTGTAAGTCACCGGATCACCAATAAACAGATCCGTAGCATACGCAGAATCGATATGATACAGCGACGCGGCTCCGTTGTATGGGTTACCATTAAGATGACGAATAGGTGTTAAACCGCGAGGTTTATCAGCATTAGCCATAATTTAGTTCTCCAATTAAAGTTAATCGCGAGAACGAACAATCCGTGTTACTTAGGCTCTTCAATGAATTCATTTTGCCTTTCGACTTTAGAATTTATATCGCCGTAAGCCTCTGGATCGTCGTCATTGCGACGTTTAGGTTTACGAATAAAACTTTCCTGTTTGGCGATCTGTGCTTCCGCAGCGGCCATGTCATCTGCATGATAGTCTGCGCGTTGGCGCATTAAATACAGATACTTGTCGCTACCGCCTTTAGCGGGACGTACTACCGCATCACTTAAAGAGTAACTACCTTTACCATCTTCACCGGCTTTGACCCGTTTGTCTGGATCGATAACAATATCGTAATCCCGTGATCGAAAATCTTCGATTTGGTCTTCGTGTGTCCAATAGTAAAAGTAACCAGGCTCTTTAACTCGATCAGGCACAGATAGGTTATATCGTGCGCGACCAGATGCCGGTTTAGGTTGACGTCTTTCCTCTTTGAGGCTCTCTCGGGATGCCCGTGTTGGGCGTGTATTCTTACTCATAGCTATTCACCTTGGTTGTAGTACTGTTCAGCATATTGATCTAAAGTGTATTCAACACCGGGGAATTCATCCTCCATGTTGGCCTTAATCACTTTATATGCCTGCATTGCTTCAGGTGGTAGAGAAGCTGTTTTTGGTTTACTGTTATCGTCCGACGCGCTAGCAGCACGTTTCGAACGGCTAATGTTCCGGGCTTTCTCTTTACGAGGATTCCGTTTTACCGGCTGATCATCTTCCATCTGATCATCTCCTTCGTCAGAGTCGTCCCGCTGATCATCAAATAAATCCGGGCGAGATACGCGCATCTGCCGGTCTAGTTCCGCAAGTAGCTCCGGGGAGTCCGGTTGATACTTACTTGGGTTTGATTTCATAAGCTTCTCAGCTTTAAATACCGCGACGGCTGTGGCTTCTTCATCCTGATCAAACCACGGGTTTTCTTCTAACCACGCATCAGTATTTGGTGTGTCTGAAGTGGGGAGGTCTTCGATCTGTTCCGGCTCAGGAGCATTTTCTCGCAACGCTTTTTGCTGCTTCTCAATGTCCAAAACGACCTGAATCTCGCCTTCTTCCATAGCTTCTAGCCGCTGTCGCTCTAATGCTTCAATGCGGCTTTCGATATCCGCCTTCGAAGTCTTTTGTTGGTTCTCTAGAGTTTTCTGTAACGCTTTATGGATCGCCCGGTTTTCTTTGGTGATCGCATCAAGCTTCTTCTCTAAAGTAGTATTCTTTTCCTTAAGTTCACGATCAATACGCTTACCACGAGCAACAAAATGCTCTGCGCTTACCCACCGTTTCGGATCACCTTTCCATTCTTCTTTAGGACGCCAGCCAGCTTCTCGGGCTTCCAGCTCCACAGAGTCAATGTCATCCGCATCCTCCGTTTGTTCTCCAGGATCGTTATCCTCTACGTCCTCAGTTTCCTCTTCTTCAGAAACCTCATCGGGTAAATCTGCCAGCGCATCGGCCAACACTTGTTTCTCTAAATCTTCATGCATGTCTGCTCTCCACAATACCGACGATCTGATCATCGTTCATCATCCGGTATAATTCGCCATTCGTTTTGAAGTGAAACCCGACGTACTTATCAATTAAGACAGTGTCGCCGATCTTTGGTTTTAGACCTTTCCAGTCTGCAAAACTGTCATCATCAACAGCAACTAAAATAGCGTGCTGCTGTGCGCGTTGATGAGTCTCTTTGACTGTTTCAGGAATCGCAATCATCGACCCCTTAAATTGGTCATCCGTATCTTCAATGCTTAATGGCCGGACCGCTACGCGGCCCCAGACAGGTCGGATACCACATTTGTCTATCCACTCCTGTATCTCATCTAACGGTGCAATGTCCACCGACTTAGCTGCTTCACTCATTATTCGTCCTCATAAAGATCGCTATACTCTAAAGTTAACAAGTCGTCTATCACTTCGAACACTTTGATATTCAACTGTTGCTCTTCCTCAGATACAACCGCTCCGCTCATCATCGCTTCGACATATTGCTGTTGAATATCTTCACGACGTTCACGTAGATAGTTGTGTAGGAACTCTTCTGTGGGCAGACTCTCCTTCCATTGAAGGAACTCCGCCTTGCTCAGTTTGATCTTGGGCATCTATCGACTCTTTTTTCGCTTTAATGTTATCACGCTGTTTACCTAAGGAAGTGAGTAACGCTTTCTGCTTCTCAATCATGACACGATCGTCCACGGCTTCCGCCTCGTTGAGATCTTTCAGCGCTTTGGCTTCCAACGCCGCAACCTGGGCGTCGATTAGGTCTAATTCAAATGGGAGTTTCGCTTGGCGATACTCAGCTTCGGCTTGAACTTTCATCATAGCCGCTTGCTCTTTTAATGGAGGCTCAGGTGGTTGAGGTGCATTCTCAGACCCAGGAGGCGGAAGTACCTCATCAATAGCTGGGATCTTCAAGGCTTCAAGATAGCGCCGTTCAACCGCGTGGATATTATACCCTGGGACCGCAGCAGCTCGATTAGCTACCGCTTCCGCTTTAAGTACCGCGAGTTGATCCGATGCTACGTTAGGATCAGCAGCAGGCTTAACATCAGAGGGATCACCTTGGTAATCAGTATAATATACTTGTTCATCCTGACCATCCACTACCTGAAAGTACTCAACCGAGTCCAGATACCTAGCGTTTAATTCGTATATACGAGAAAACTCTTTCCGAGCACAACGCCAGATACGCTTATATACGCCAGAAAATACTTTCTGACCTTGCTCTAGTGATGCCATTGACGTGGTTGCAGGCGTGTTTTGTCCGGGGGTCTTGCCGACCATCATGTCGGTAACACCCGATATACGCTCTGCGTAGTCAATCAATAGCGATAATAAGTTAAATAGTGTCGAAGAGGGATCGCGTACAGGTAGCATGAACACGTTCTTACGAACATCATCGCCTGTTGCATTAATCGTTTTAAACTCACCTGGCTTAAATACGTAGTCACCCTTCTTCAACCGGGCTCCCTTACCGATAAACCCAGACGGTAAGTTAGCTAGCTTCCCGGCATCCAATAACAAATTGATGTTAGTGTTTATCGCCTCATTAACAGGAGCAATAAGATGACCAAAGCCAAGTTCATAAAAGCTTCCATCAGGTGCAGGAATAAATTTGTACTTAGTGTAATAGTGCTCTGGGAATATCTTAGCAATCTCTTTACTATTGCGACGGCTGTAGATGATACTGTCTTCATCAAACCGGGGGATAATCCGAACAACCTTCTGCGACATCTTCTCAAATGTAACCACATACGGTTCTTCATACCCATCGCCATCAAGGTCTATGTAACAGTGTTGTTCCAGAAAAACAAAGTGTTCAATCCCGGTGTCCCCAGAGGTGGGGGCAGTACTGCCTTCACGTTCATGCGCGTACTCATTATGAGTAGCACCGAATACTGGCTGAGAAAAATCCTGTTTACGGTAGAAACCTTGTCGGGTAAGTTCCGTCACTTCACGTTTAGAATACTCGCCAAGTACTTCGGTGATACACTCTGCATCCTCAAGTGATGAGGCATAATAGTTAACAACTAAATTCTCGGGAGAAACATACCGAGAGCACAAATGCTGCTTCTCGTAATCAAAGTACGTCTTCTTAAACCCACAACCTAAGATAGGTAACGCCAGTAGAAGAGTATCCATGTCCTCTTCCCAGCCTTCATCCTCTTCAGTCAACTGGTAGTTCATGTGAGCAGAAATACGATCAGCTCGTTTTTTCTTCTCCCCGTCTTCATCCGGGCCTATCGAGCGACACTTTACAATGTCCGCTCCAGGAATAATCGAGGGGTACGCACGGGCGTTGAACTGGATCGCGGCGATAGTGACCACGGGGAACTTAACGTTAGCTGCACCTTCAAACGGATAGTTTTTCTTCTTGGTTACTTGCATCGCGAGGTCAAACCCGCGCTCCATCATTTGCTCCCAACCGGCTCGACTAGTTTTATCAGCCTCATACCGATTAGCGCACTCCATGCCGAGTACGTCCAACTGATCGTCGGTTAGTTCATCGGCGATGTTCTCCGATTCAAGAATCTTAGCCAGCGATAGTTTTATCTTCTGTGGGTCTTTATCCATTAGTAACCAGTGCTTTCGCACATCCCTTGATAGCTAAGTCCGCTTTCTTGATACTCATCGTAGTATTCTTCCTGCTCCATCTCGTGAACCGTTTCGGCTTCATAGTACTTATCAACCGTTAGTCCTATATAGGCAAAAGCGTCAAAATAGTCGTCGTGTTTCCCGCGTGGCCCAGAGGGGGTCATGGTCATTAACTCGGTTTTCATGTCAATGTACCAATCGGCATGTTCGTTGAATCGTACACCGCCCGCTCGCATGGTTTTCTGTATCGAGCGTCCGCGTGTAGTTTTCGACTTGGTAGGCGTTATCTTCCTGATATTTAAAAAAGTTCCTTCCCGGATCATGGCACGATTTAACGATGGACCAATCGCTTTGTCAATTTTCTCTGTCTCGAAGGTAAATATCTCCGGGTCATACCGCTTCTGTACCGAGATTAGTTCGTTAATTATCTCATCGGCATCCCACCGGCCACGTCGCGTATCCACGATATGGATAACCCCGTTCTCATCCATGCCAGCAACCACGATTACCGTATAGTCGGCTTTTTCTTTCTCCGAAATCGCGAAATCAGCCGCTGCGAAATACTTTTTATGAGAGCTATAATCCTCGGTATCCATCGGGATAAAGTCTTGCTCACGGAAGAAAGTTGCGCCTTCAGGTATAGGATTATTAAGGTATTCTTGAGCATAGCCTTCTATGTTTCCGTCTTCTTCATACCCAAGCCGAATCTCCCGAAGTCGAGCTTCGTCGTATTTCTCCGGCCAAAGCAGATCAGTGAAATCTTTGTTGTGTGCAGCAAACCGTAAGGAAGACCAAGCTCTGTTGTTGAGTAACCTGTTAAGCATTGAATCCAAGTGCAAGATCGTACCAACTATTCGATACGTACAGGTATCTGATCCGCAGGGTAATAGCGCGTTGTTAAACCAATTACGAAACTTCTCTCGGCGCTCAGGGTTCATACAAATCTCGTCATTTTCTAAGTCATCGCCAATAACTAGATTAGGACGTTTGTTACGCCAGTTAAGACCCCGAACTTTTTGTTCCGAGCCTTTGGCCATTAGCCGAAACTGATGACCGTCCTTGGTTCGGACGATAACGTCCGTCTCCGTATCCTTATTAAACTTCTCAATACCGAACTCTGTCCGTATGAGTTCGTTTTCCATCAATTCCACTTTGATGTTATTAAGAAACTGCGTTGCCTGACCCTCCGTATCCGATACGATGAGCACGTAATCCTTGATACGAAACAGCACGTTAGCAAGTGTGTAGGCTAGTGTGATAGCAGTTGACTTGGCGGAGCCACGAGGAGCTGCCATAGCAACTAACCGATTTTCCGAACAACATAATTCCCACATTTTGTTATGAAATGGGGGAGTTGCTTTGGGGCTATCATAGCGCGATAAGAGAAATAGCTGCACAAACGACCATATGGCGTCTGCACTTAGCTTAATCTCAGTGGATGCTGTGCTGTCTTCCGTCATCTAAAACCTGGATTACTTTTTTATAGGTAACTTTGTACAGTGCGATAGCTGTGTCGAGAGACTCAACCGTGTCGTATAGCATGACCTCTTCGCTATCATGCGTGGTTCCTTCCTCGGTATGCGCTTGAAACGCGACTGACAGGTAATCGGGATTTGACCGGGGGAGAACACGGAAATATAGAGTGGTCGTTTCCGGGTCCAGATCCGCGCCAAAGTTAAGGGAGACTTCCTTGTCATACTCTTCTTCCATGCGATTTAGAAAAGCTTCATATACCTCGCCCCAGGTAAAGTTATTTTGGCCGACGTATTTGTCGAAATCGAATTTAGCCACGGCTAGACTCCTTTTTCATTGATTTGTAAATGTCGCGTTTACATCCGGGGGCATACACTGTTGTGTAATGCGTGTCCCACAGAGGATCGCCGTTTTGATCTCGACCAATTTCAACTTGGTGAGGGTGGTGCATCGGCACATCTTCCATCTTGGCGATGTTTTCTGCCTGACGTCGTAGTTTTTTGGCGTGTTTGCCGTTCATAAGTAGATACCTGTATAAAAAGTGTACAATTAACGCCCTTTAATTTTGTGCTATCGTCGGAAACAGGGACTAGATCAAAAAGAAGGGAGCTGATTTGCCCCCCTATCCCCCTTAAGTTACTGATTCTAAACGGCTTTTTAGCTATGCCATGCCGCCGATTACTACGCTAGCCGCAAACTGTATAAATAAGGTATACGCTTTGCTATTCGCGCCCTGTTTGGGGAACACCCCCCTTATAAATCAGTGCCTTACAATTTAACATAATATACATTATGCGTAATAGAATAAGGTAGATAAATCAGTGGCTTACAGTGCTGGTATTTTAGTCGTTTTCGGGTTTATCGTCTATTCGGACAGATTCGCCGTTTATGGCCTGTTTTTCTATGTTTTCGCGAAAATTGAGCAGTTTATTCATTACCTGAGCTAGTTGATCAGTATTGCCGGTGATTTTATTAGGTAAATTGTGTTCGATGCGTAGTTTATCGTATGTGATCCCGGCGACGGTGGCTAAGTCCTTGCCAGACATACGTTTCCTAACCGCGCTACCATCTTTCAATATCTGTTCGTCGCCGTTTTCGATGCGGTCTAGTAGTTCAGCTTGTGACTTTTCTATAATTTTGTAACTACGCGCTGTGTATTCCGCCGATTTTTCGGCTCGAAGCACTCCTAACTGGGAATCCCACCATGGTGCGTTACGCTTCCAATAATCAATAGTGTTCTCAGGGACACCAGTTTTACGAGACGTGCCCTTGACCGATCCATCAATAAAATAAGTAGTAATTACGTCAATCTTAGTGTCCAGGCTGTACGCATTCCCGCGTGGCCACTCGAGCATATCCTTATATATAGCGGCTCGCTGTGCCTCCATATCGTCTATTTCTGCGATTGCTGTATTTTTGTCCATAATTCGACGCTCTCTAACGCTCTATAAGCCGTTTTTTAAACTCGACCCATGCCTTGGTATACCCCAAAAAACGGGGGTATATAAATTTTATTTGGGTGGTATAAAAACATTCATTGCAATATTTTACTTGACACGCCGATAAAAGCAACAATATGGCTTGTAAATCGGTTGGGAACCTGTATACTTGAATCATCAAGCGTTACTTGTAAAACATTAAATAAATGAGGTGTATAAAATGATTAACTTAATTAAAACATTCGCAATCGAGTATTTAAAAGCCGCATTTTTTATCGGCCTACCGCTACTAGTGCTAAGCACCTGGATAGCCTACGGCACCTTAGCACCGTACATGCCAGAGTTGACCGTTTTAAATGCAGCTAAAACGCTAGCAATCTGGATCAGCGCGGCGTGCGTACTACCCGCGCTAATCGGCGCATCGATCGAGTACTAAACAACACGGCCAAGGAAGGCCGTTACTACCAACCAACTAAGTGAGGTAACGAAATGGAAATCATTTTAAACAAGAGCAATATTGAGGCCGGATATTTAAAACGCATGAACAACGGGGGATTCTTGGCCGGTAGGAATAAACATCACGCTACCTACTTTACCACAGCACAAGACTGCTATGACCATTATCGACTAGTTTACGATATAACAAACGATCATTTTGCTTTTAACATCTGCTACCACGTCGAGGATTTTATCTAACGCAACGTCTAGCGCTTTGGTAACTCAGAGCGCTACGCGATGCAATAACGCATCACTCAACAAGATTAAACGAGGTGTATATCATGACTGTACTAAATTGGATCAGACCAAACAAGCCTTTAACACGCGACGACCTGCGAACCTATATCCCGAGTGCATTTGCTCGCGACGCTATCGATGTAACTAATCGTTACGTGTCAATCCCTACGATTGACGTACTAGACAACCTAGCCGCTGGACATTGGTTACCAGTTGCAGCGAAGCAACAAAACAGCAAAAAACATCAACACGCATTGCACACGATACGATTGCGACATCAAGATGACATCATTAAAAGCGCGTCGGACATTCACGTAGGTGAAACAATCAATGAAATTTGGCTAACAAACTCACATAACGGCCGATCGAGTTATCAACTACACGCCGGATTATTCCGCAAAGTATGCGCCAATGGTTTGATCGTCGGCGAGTCTACATTGTCAAGTGTTAAAGTGCGACACGTGTCTAGCGCACGCGATGATGTTTACACGCATCTAACGCGACTGGCGCAACAACTACCGCGAGCACTTGACGTCGTTAATCAATTGCAATCGGTGCGGTGGACGCATGCCCAGATTAATGACTTTGTCCAACACGCGCTTAGTTTGCGGTTTGATTGCGATGTTTATCAGTTTGATACTAATGACGTTATTCGACCGCGACGTTATAACGATAATGACGCAACGGCTTGGGGTATCTTTAACCGTGTCCAAGAAACGTTAATCCGTGGTCGAGTGTCAGGTACTAAACTTGACCGTGAAACAAACGAACGCGAACGGGTACATATGCGACCGTTGAACGCAATCACGGAAACAACTCGCGTGAATACTCAATTGTGGGATCTGGCGTTAGAACACGCAAGTTAATAACTTAATACACACTTAATTACCTATTAGGTGTGTATTGCGGTGTTAACTTAAATAAAACGAGGTATTAATAAAATGAAGACTAAATATTATGATCTCTACAATGATCCAGGGCATGCATGGCTAAAAGTACCACGGAAAGAAGTATCGCGAGCCATGCACCTATTAACTAGCTGCAGTTATGAACGTGGCGATTATGTGTACCTTGAGGAAGATTGCGACCTGATCACGTTTATAAACTTAAAACTTAATGAGGGTGTCGAAGTGCTATGCCGCGAGCATATCAGCTCAAAACGTTCAAAGATCCGAAGGTATGACACCTTGCGCGCTCGTGTGTCTTACCAAATAACCCGGTACACCTATGTGCCTTCTATGGTTGGCGACTACTGGGAATCAACCAACGACGAATCGAGCGTAACTGTACAAAAATCGGAAACTTGGGGACATTGGCATGCTTACTGTCTGACTCTCTCCGACACACATACTAATTTTATTTATCAATTGGATAAATGTTGTGAAGGTCAAGTAGTCTGCACTTGGTATTACATTAACGGAATGTATAAAGACACATACGATGATGCATTAAAGTTAACCGTGAGAGGTGTAAAACAATGACAAAACCGATATTAGCAATATCGCCAGGTAATAAAAAGCTTGGACGAATCCCAAATATAAGCACAATACCTGTTAAAGATTGCGGAAATTGTAGCGCATGCATGCATGATTGCTATGCTTTAAAAGCTTGGCGAATGTATCCCAATGTGCGCGACGCTTGGAAGAAAAACAGCAAAGCGTTTCATTTTGATTCGTTCCATGCCTTTAATTATGTGCATGAGTATCTAGTCAAGAAAAAACCCGCTTTTTTTCGTATTCACCAAGCTGGTGATTTTCTTGACCAAAACAATTTAAACGCTTGGTGCAATATAGCGCGCGGGCATCCGGGAACTAAATTCTTGGCATTTACTAAAATGCATGATTTAGACTTCGGCGACGTGCCAGATAATTTGGCAATCGTGCTAAGTGTTTTTCCTGCAATGGATTTACCTTTGCAAGGTATGCCGATTGCATTTTTACAGGACGGGACCGAGGCACGCATACCACAAAATACGTTTGTGTGTCCTGGGCAATGCAAAGATTGTAAACATTGTTGGGACAAAAAAAGCGTTGTTTTTAACAAACACTAATCGGTGACTTATGAAACTTATACAACTATTTTTAATCGGGTTAACTGCGCTAGTTGCTTGTTTAGCGATTAGCGCGGTTGTCATTGCAATACTAAATTAAACAAGGTGACAACATGACTAAACCACAAGACACGCATTACACATACTTATCAACCGTACCCAGCACGCACGCGCAAAGCGTGATTGCTTTTATTGACCATGAGCAACGCCAGATTGGTTTTATTTATAATTTTCTCGGTAGTTGGTACGCCGCGACAGATCCAAACCGTTTAGTTGATACCACGCTGAACGTTTCAACGGGTTGCCAATACCGCCAGGATGCAGCCGACTTGTTGCGCGATAACTTTTACAAGATCGACGCATTAACTAAAAAATACCAACACTATTTTAAATGAGGTGAGCAACTATGGAAAACTTAAAAAATACTTTAACCGGGTTAGGCATTGGCTTACTTGCTGGCGTACTAACTAGCGGTCTGCTGATGATCTTCCTATCCATTATTGATCGAATTTATTTTATGTAAGGGGGTATCATGTACACTATTAAATCGCAAGATTTACACCAAGGGCAAACGATTATCGAGAGAACTAGCACTGGCGTGGAACACTTATTCACCATAGAAAGCCTACACACTACCAAGTGCGGTGTGTGGGTAAGGTGTAACACCGATACCAATTCAAAATTTTTTGAATACGATGAACGGGTGAACGTTTTATAGAAAGTTATTTGACGCCGTAACCGTTTAAACCTAGCCAAATTTAACCGGGTTGACTACTTTTACATGGTCACCCGGTTTTTTATTGGCTAAATTATGATCTATTTATTTTCTTTATACCCTATCAATTTTTTCAATTCTGAACAAAAAACCAACACGATCGAGAAAAAAAAATAGTAAACAGGGCAAAGCGCAAATTTTCGTTGGAAATCAAAAAAGTGTTAAAAAAGGATGCCTGCCAGCGAAGTGAGGTGTACCTGAAAGTTCCAGGATTTTGAGGGGGGTGGGGTCGGCAGACATCCAAAGCCCATACTACCACTTAAACACATTTTTGGGTTCTAACCTGACAAATTAATTTACCGGGTCCACAAACCGACTTAGGGTCACGGAAAAACTCAGCAATCAACGGCGCTACCCATCTTGGAATAGCGGGGAAGTGTACCTTCTCCCCTCGAAGCATGCCCTCAAACATGAAAACATTACCTGCAATCGATCCGAACACTTTTACTTTTTTATCACAAAAAACCCGAAACGTTAAACTATCAGGTGGAGGACCGATATCGTCAAACGCACCCACATTAAAGCAAACCAGTAACAGTATTACAAGCAGAGTTTTCATAGACTTTCCTTACATGGGTATCAATCCTTTCAATTGACGCTTTTTTTGACAATAGTTAACTCAGTATAGTTGAGTGCTTTACTATGTCAAATAGAGCTCCGGTCTGTTAGTCCCAGGCAACCCTTTATATTGTGTGAGTATTTCATACAACCGAATCATAGCCGTCGTCTTGTGGGTGTGAAACGTTCGCTTGGCCATGCCGCACGCCCTGTGCAGAATTTCCCCTTTCAATTTACCTCGGGCCACCGGTATCCGACATCCGTCAACCTGTACACTTTCTGTACCGTCAATATGGTGCCATGCGTATTCAATAAAAAAGATCTTATACGCACGATCGTCCAACATATCCAAAGCCGCATTCGTCGTGCTGTTAAATTGATCACGAGCATACGGACCATAGGCATCTGGTCTGCGAAACCCGCCAGTAGATACTTTGGTACAGTATTCGATCATATCGCAAATCGGATTCCGTCCGGGATACCCAGAATTGTAAGATTTAGCCAGCCAAGCTCCCCAATTTTCGAGTCGCATTTCCACATACTTTCTATCCGATTTACTCAATTTATCCGCCATAAAACGTCCTCTTTTGACCTGAAAAAACGACACCATTAAAAGTTGACAAACCATGCAATATTAAATATGCTGTGCTAGCTGCACGTGCAGCGCGACGCCTTGAAGCGATCGCATCGCACGCTGCAGCGCTTACCAGCATATTTAAGTTTCGCCCATGCCCAAGCAGTTGATTCTAAACACTTTTTCACTTTTCTGTACATTTTATATACAGCTCTCTAAGTTATTGATTCTAAAAGAAAACGAACTTGGGCGAACTTGGGCACTTAACTTGGGCACTCTATTCTACTTCAGATAAGTACTGTTTTCGGCCCTCTTTTCGCAATTCCAGTGAAAACCGTTCATTTATCATAATTTTCACTATCCTTCGGATTTCTCTACTAGAACAGTTCAAAGGTTCCACGCCCCCAAAGCGGTCCTCGAATTCACGTTGGGTATACCTGCGACCGGCAATCTCCTCTTGTCTAATTAGCGCAAGAACCTGATCCTCCATCTGGGTTAATCGCTCTTCAGGATCGTCAGCGATTACCCGTGTCATATCTGCCCGATGTAGTACGCCGTCGTCCCCTTTTTCTAACCAGACAGGAGCGTCGGACATTCCGTAATTATTCTTTGTCACGGTCAGCCTTACATAGCGTCTGCACTCATCTACCGACACCCCGTAAATAGGAGCCTCCAAAGGGCTCATCAGCCGTAAATTAGCGATCCACCTGACGCCCCCTGGTAAAGCACTGCTCCCCCGGCCATCGTGCTGATCGTCGAACAGGTTATTATTACCATGCTTACTACTATGATGGATAAGAAGTATGCCAACCCCGGTCACATTCACGATATAGCGCAACGCTTCGACGAAAACAGTTGTATGTTCCACGCTATTTTCGTCGCCACCGCGAAAAGAGGCCACCGGATCTAAGATTATCAGCTTAAGGTCTTGTATTTGTTGGATAATCTCGATTAACTTCTTCACGTTTTTAGTTCTGACACACTTCCCATGGTCTAAAGTAGTTAAAAGGCAAGGCGCGTCCCTTTGGATAAAATTACCGATCAGCAGATTCTCGGCCAGCATTTGGGTATCAACCTCGGGTTCGTCTTCTACGCAGGTGGCATCTAAGCTGCGTACAACCGCTTTTAAGCGCCTATGCTGCTCCTCTCTCTCATCCTCGGCACTAATGATTAAAACCTTGCCTGGGGACGTAGGCTCCCACATACCGGCCACCGTTAGGCCAGTTGCGATCCCGATCCCGATCTGTTCTTGGAAGATAGACTTCCCGACGCCGGGAGCCCCCTGAATCATGGAGACAGCCGCCATCGGTATATTTTTGTGGAATACCCACTCTCTATCTGGTGGCGTATCCTCAAGCCAGTGTGAAATTCTGTAGGGAGCTAACAGATCTTCTTGGTCTTGTGGTTCCTCTTCTACTTCATCCCAATCTAGAGTATTTGTTTCGACGTAATGCCTGAGATCGGATAGCCCCCGGTCTTTACAGTGTTCGTGCTGGCATACGTAAGCCCCGAATTCGTATTGCGTGTCACCGAAGGTGTACCCCGGTTGAAAATACATTGAACCGTTATCTGCATTATGGGAGTGCTCGTGCACCCAGGGGCAGGTGATTTCGATCGCGCCCAACTTGTGAGGGTGCTCGTATTTGAAAAGATTTAGCTCTATTAAGGCATCTACTATCGGATCGTGTTTGGGTAGTGTTAGCGGTTTCAGTTCGTGTTCGGTTGACACTAAGTCTGGATGAGCGTCGATACCGAAGGCGTCAATTAATGCATCAAGATCCCACTCGTTGCTGGGGTTCCAGGTGATGAGCTTATGCCTATGGTTGTTATTTTGCTTTTTGGTGTTGACGCCTTCTGGGAGGCGTGCGTATCTGTTGCAGCCCTCCATTCCCGCATCCGAGTAGCCCTTATTGCCTAACTCTCTCATGAAGTATTCCAGGAGAGGCTTATCACGTGTGGGGTGTCTTAGTATGTAGCCCCACTGCTGATTATTCGGCGAGGTTTCTAATACATAAGAGGGTTTGACCGGGGGTCTGTTGACCTTGTGACCTATATCATCGAGGACTATGACATAGCATGCATCGAATAGGGACTTTGTCCGGGCGACGTGGCCGTTTTCTTGTTTGAACGTTGAGATGGCGAAGAAGGTGTTTTTGGACAGAGCGTTTTTGAGTTGCGTCTGTCCCCCGTTGCGGTATTCACCCCCGCCCCAGTTGCGGTGATTATGCGGGTCGGCGGTGAAGCCTAGCACCCAGGCCCGTTCCCAGTCTTGCTTGAAGACTGACTTGAGGAATTGTTTGTTCGTTATCATACGTATGCCGCCAGATCTTTTAAGAGTTTTACATCTATATTTGTGATTGATTGCATGGGAACCTCGTGGATGAGATCGCGGCGCTTGAGTAAGTTCATGACGTTGAGCAGTGAGCTGAACGGCACCGCACCCGCAGCGCACCACTGCTGGACTGCTTGCGGGGAGACACCCACCTCTCGGGCGACCTCGGACAAGGAGTTGAAGTGTTGATCGAAAACGTCACGTAACGTAGGGGTAGTCATTGGTTTTCCTTATGGGTTATTAAAACATTCGTTACAATATAGCTTGTAATTCTCTTACAAGCAATCTATGCTATTTGGGAGTTATGTTTAACTACAGCTTTTAACAACCAATGAGGTGTCTATTTCATGGCAAATAAAATCAAGTACTGGCGCAATCAACGGGATATGGATGTAGCAACCCTTTCCAAGAAGTCCAAGGTTCCTCGATCCACTATATATAAGTATGAGGCCGATGCGCGAATGCATCCGCCGGAGACTGTGTTGATTTGTCTCGCCGATGCGTTGGGCGTCACCAGTAAGCAGCTCATTAGCGGTTGCACCGGACGAGCTAAGGCCGAGGATACAACTACGTGTAGCGCAAAGCAGCGGTTAAATGCAATAGAGCAGACTCTGCTTGATGCGATGCTCGATGCGCCGACGGACACCCCGCAACCGATCCGCGAGATGTTCAAGAAGATGCACAAGGATCTACGCGGGTGATAGCAACTCTTCGCAGATGGTTGATGTACGCGTTTGCCTACTTCGCGACGTTCGTTGTAGGCATCGCAGCGGTTGTGTTCTTTGCAGGCGCGGCGATGGTGCTGCTTTTTATTCTCATGTGTTACATCGCAGTTGAAACCCTTAAGGGCAACAGAGATTGGTGAATTATGCATGATCCAAAACTAGCGAATTTTACGAACACCGAGCTTGTATCGTATATCCTCGGAAGCGACATACTAAGCGGTGATGACCTTAAAACCTACATCATTGCGCTACTGGTATCGCGACTTGAGACAGCCATTGGCTCTGGGGACGAGTAGTGCGGGTATTGAAAAACGCTCGCTCGGCATCCTCAATTGACTCGAGTTACGGTCGGGGCGAGGGCTGGGGCCGGGGTAGCGGCGCTGGCAATGCCCGGGGTAAGGGCTGGGGCGAGGGCTGGGGTAGTGGTCGCGGCAAGAGTGCTGGATGGGGCTGGGGGGACGGTTGGGGATATGGATCTCGCTGGAGTGGCGAATGAAGATTTTGAAACATAAATATTTTTATATTTACCCCAGCTCTGGCGATGGCTGGGGTAATGGCAGTGGCGCGGGTAGGGGAGTTTCTGGCGGCAATGGCATGGGTTGGGGATACGGATATGGCAAGGGCGGCGGATGAAGATTTTGAAACATAAATATCCCTATCCCGGATCGGGCGATGGCAGAGGTAACGGCAGGGGCAACGGCAGGGGTAATGGCTGTGGCTGGAGCAATGGCAGTGGCGCGGGTAGGGGAGTTTCTGGCGGCGATGGCAGGGGTTGGATCGATGGCAAGGGCTATGGCCTGTATGGGGGTGGCGGTAGCGACCAGGGGCATGGTAGCAGCAGCATCAGTAGCGGAGTAGCGCTACTGAGGATGGAACCATGAAAATTTTGAAACCTAAAAATCGTTATGACCTGAGCGTTGGCTATGGCAGGGGCTATGGCTGGGGCATTGGCACTGGCAGGGGCGCGGGGTACGAGTGGGGCAGCGGATGAAGATTTTGAAACATAAATATGCTCTCTCCTCCTGGAGAAATGGCGGCGGGAATATTTGGGGAGAGGGCAGAGGCGGGGGCGCGCACTTCTGTGGCTCTGGGCAAGGGCAATGGTACTAGCAAAGGCGTGGGCGAGGGCACAAGACTTATGAGTCTCGTCCATTTTTACATTAACTACTGAGGTAACAACACTATGAAGAAGACAATTATTGGTAATCAGACTGATCAACAAGTAATTGATGTTGACAACTGGGGTGAGCAAGGCGACTTACGTATCGTTCGCTGTAAGCGAATCCCAGATAAGTTTCAAACGCAAACCGACGATGTGATTGTCGCTCATTCTGAAACCGGGCATCACCACGTCGTTGATCTAAACGAAGTGGATGTGTTTCATCACCCGGAAAATGAGCGTAAAAAATACATTCGTTTGAAAGGAGAATCAGCTAACGTGATTCACATGCGAGATCATCGAACGCACAAAACACAACGTGTTGTGGGGAAACCTGGCGATGTCTTTAAGTTGATTCGCCAAGTTGATTTTTGGAAAGAACAACAGCGTATCCGGGCCGACTAATGGGATTGGCTTATCACATCTTGGGATCGCTAAGAATGCGGCAAGACGACGATACAGCATTTGTGATGCGGGAAGTTAATCGTCTTGCCGATGAGTTTGGACTACGGGCTATCATCTGTGACGGCCCTACGGAGGTAATCGAGAAAACGGGATTAGCTGTACAAGCGTATGACTATGCTGCTGAATGCTTAGAGTGTTTGCAATCTTTGAGACAGCATTGTCACCGGATATTTATCTATGATGATGTGATTCTCGTGCAGATGCTCCCCACAAGGGTACTAGTTGCACAGGGGGTAGGCTTGCACTCAACAAGCGAACCTGCGCTTGAGTATGCAGATGGCACTAAAGAATATTATGTGCGGGGGGAACAGGCACCCGCAGAGTTCTATGTGCCGGGGTACTTGAATGCCGAAATGATTCTCGAACATATGCGCGACAACATCGATACGCAATCGATCGCGATCGAGATCTACGGCTGGCCCAACATACTTTCAGAGTTAGAAGCAGAAGTGATCGATGAAGACGAACCGCACATCGGTACTTTGTACGAAGCATCGTTGGGCGATGAACCTTTTCGACTTTTGAAATGCGTATGCGGTACGGGCGCGGAAGTAGTACTACCCGTGCTTATGTCACACACCACGGCCTTGGAAGCAAACAGAGCCACGTTTGCGGATGAAGATGATGAGGCTGATGGCAGCATTGAATTTTTAACACATTTGGAGGCAAGAACATGAATAACCTAATCAATTTGATCAATGAAACTTTTATCGGTAAACGAGTAGTCATCCGGTCCAACTCCGCAGGAGTGTTCGTAGGCACGTTAGTAGCTAGAGACGGGCAGACAGTACTCTTAAAAAACTCTCGACGCATTTGGGGTTGGGAAGGGGCGGCATCGCTCTCGGAGCTAAGTCAACTCGGCGTTAAAGCGGATCGGAAATCGGCTTGTAAATTTCCAATCCCGATGGCCGAGCAGGTGGTTGAAGAAGTAATCGAGATTATTCCGGCAACTAAGGAAGCGCTGAATAGCCTCGACTCTACACCGATTTGGGGATTCGTAAACACCGATTACACGATCACTGAAGATGGTACTGCGGTTGCTAATAGTTAAGGCCAAATACCCTCGGGGGGATCTCCCCCCGAGAGCAGACGGTGAAAGGCGTGTGTGGACAAGCCATATCGTTCGCCGGGGCAACGGCTGGGGCGGAATAGTATCAACGGAGATTGACTTATGAAACGCAATGACATTTACGTAGTAAACAAATCAAACGGTGAGTATTGCTGCATGGTTAAACTGGATACATTGCTTTGCGAATTTGATGACGGAGTTGAGGTTTGGGAGGTCACAGATTTTGTTGACCACCATGCACAGACTTGTCATGCGCGTGATGAAGTGATGCCTACACCGATGATTGAAATGAAAAGTATTGACCCACGATTTTGTATAAGAGTTTAAACGTCTGGCCGCAATCCTTTGAACCACCACACATCCGTTCGCGGCCAGTTTTTTTAAGGAGATTGAAATGAAGAAGATTTTTAAAAAAAGAACCACTAGGTATGTTTCCGGTGTTCAGTTTAGCTTAGAAGAGCTAATCAAAGAATGCGGAATAGTCACGATTTGTGACTCTGAAGTTTTTGAGGAAGCTGACACGGTAACTTTCAAACACAAAGGCAAAGAGCTAAACGCAGCAGAGATATTGATAACGGTGGATTTTGATCCTGACGACTGGGTGGAAGAAGATTACTATGCTTAAACTTTTGATTTTTGTTTTGTTGGTGGGGTGATTGATGTACGAAACATACAACGAGGACACAGCAAGTCTTGTTGACCAAATAGCTTGGTCATTATGTCAGATCATTGATGATGATGCGCCGATGCGTTGGACTAGACATAGATATTACGCTGAGAGTATTACAAGGAACAAAGATTTGATGGGAAAATTGAGCCGGTATGCGGAAAATCATGACAAGTGAGGCGATTGAATGAGCGTCAATCAATTAATAGCAATTATTTTAATATGCGTTTCCCTGGTGAGCTTTGCGTTTATTGTCGGCACTGCATTAGAAGAAAAGTCTAAAGTCGATCAATCATTGTGTTTTCGGTCGCGTTAAAAACTGACACAAAGAGGATAGATAAATGAAACCATTATGTATATATCATGGTAATTGCGCTGATGGGTTTAGTGCAGCCTGGGCTGTTTGGAAAAAGCACGGTAATAATTTTGACTATTACCCCGGCGTATATCAACAAGAGCCGCCAGAAGTCTCAGGAAGGGAGGTTTATTTAGTTGATTTCAGTTACAAAAGACCAGTGCTTGAGGAAATGGCTAGAGCAGCTAAGTGTATTACAGTCCTCGATCATCACAAATCCGCTCAAGAAGATTTGGCGTCGTATATTGACAATGCAAAAATGCGTATGACACTAGACGAATTGCAAGGAATTTGCGGGCTCGAAGCGTCACTGCCAATACGTGCTAGATTTGACATGGATAAATCAGGCGCAGTTCTCGCCTGGGAGTATTTTCATCCTGGTACACACGTACCAAAATTATTATTGCATGTTCAAGATCGTGATTTGTGGCGGTTCGAACTGCCTATGACTAGAGAGATTCAAGCCTCGGTGTTTTCGTATGAGTACACGTTTGAAAATTGGGATATGTTGGCCAACTCGTTTGATAGCTTTGGGCATTCAAATCTTGCCAAGGAAGGCGCTGCAATAGAGAGAAAGCATTTCAAAGATATTAAGGAGTTTTCAAAAAATGCTTACCGCGAAGTAATAGGTGGTTATGATGTTCCGGTAGTTAATTGTCCATACCAATGGTCTAGTGATATGGCTGGAATGCTATCGGAAAACGAACCATTCGCCGCATGTTGGTGGAAAACACCTGGCGGAAAAACGTATTCTTTAAGAAGCAGGGAGGGCGGCATTGATGTGTCTGAAATAGCGAAAAAATATGGTGGCGGCGGTCATAAACATGCCGCGGGATTCTCGGTAAGTGACTGACACAAAGAGGATAGATTGATGAGTGACAACTGGCTTTTGAAGCAAATACGCGACGCACAAAAGCGTAGGAAACTAATACCCAAAGACCGAAAGCCTTATGCGTGCTTCACAGGTGGCGATAACCGCATTTATGTTAAATACACAAGCGGGATATTAGACAATGAATAAGGCTATTGTTTTCCTACTTTCCCTTGCCGCCACAAATATTATGGTGGCGGGATGGGTAGCCTACCCATCCATAAATCTTGGCGTGGCGTTGTTTGTGTTCGGTCTAGCATTGGATTTGATGATTAGGAGGAACAATGACTGACAAAGAGGCGTGCGTTTGGGTGTATGATTGCAATTACTCAACGTATGATACGTCTTGCAATAATGCAATAATGCAATAATATTTCCAGATGGGTCACCAAGTGATAACGATTATGTTTATTGCCCTTTTTGTAGCAAGCTTATCGAGGTGAAAGATGACTTATAAAGAATGTGCGCAGTGCGGTAACAAAAACCCTTTAGTGACAACTTTTACGTCATTGGAAGGGCGTCGGCCCGATCAAAGGCCTGCGCGAGAAACGGTCACGGTAGATTGTAATAAGTGTGGGCATATAGAAGTTTACCGATATGAATACGGCAAGCTGATCGAGGTGAAAGATGATTAAAGAATCTGTCAAGCATATGCTGTATTGTGATGATATGATTCCTCCTTGGTATAAGATGCCGTCGTGGTGGGCTATGTTCTATCACAACTCCAAAGTGCTAGATGAGATGGTAGCGGAAAACCAAAAGATGGGGCTATATGATGACTAAAGGGTTTAAAACAAACAAGCCTTTGCCCGATGGGTTTTAGAAGAATAGCCTATTGAGTGCGGATATAGAGATAATGAAAGTGATAGTGATTATTCAAAAAGGGGAAGTGTTTAACACGATGTTTGTGAATAAGGCTAAAGAGTTTAAATAGACAATTGTTAAAGAGGTGAAGTTTATGAGCGTAACACGTAACGATATTGTACAAGCTAAAGAGCAATCCATAGCGTTGTTTGACGAACTACTGGCACAGTTCGGTGATAGTCAACCAATCACTACGGTAGAGGTCACGTATGAAGATGCGATGATCCTCGCCCGGACATTAACAGACTCCAACCGTAGGGCTGATCTACTTAAGCTACTGGAGAGCTGCGGTGCTAAATCCATGTCATCGTTAGATTCCAGCAAGTACGAACGTTTCGTTCAGCAAGGTCGGAAGCTACTCAATGACTAGCGCCGGGGAGCACTCCGATCCCGCAATATCGGCGTCATCCAGGTGGTTTAGGTGTCCTGCGTCGGTACAGTTGTGTAGAGGCTTAGATGATCCAGGTAATCCCGCAGCAGCCGAAGGCACCTGCGCTCACGAGTTAGCCTACGAGGTGTTGACTACCGGGCGCGGCATTAAAACGTACATCGGTCACTATTTTAACGGGATTAAAGTAGACGAGGAAATGGCTGAATACGTTTTAATGTACGTTGAGATGGTTCAGTCGTATGTTGAGATGGGGTTTGAGTTGTATGCAGAACACCGTGTTTACCTAGATCCTGTCTGCCCCGGCCTATTCGGCACGGCAGATGCTATCTTAATTAACATCAAAACACGTGAGCTGGTTATTATCGATTTGAAGTATGGTCGAGTATTGGTACACGCGGAGAACAACGAGCAGCTACTTTTGTATATCATCGGTGCGTTAAACGAGTTTGGTTTGTTATTTGAACCATTGACGTTTACCGCTGTGATCTGTCAACCTCGTCAGCATCATTTTCCGCAAGCCACCTACGATGCGTCGGACATAAGTGCGTTTGCGATCACAGCTAATGAAGCATTTAAGGAGATCAACGATCCTAACCCAAAGTTTGTCGCCGGAGAGGTACAATGTAAGTACTGTTTAGCCAAGAAGCATGGCGTATGTCCTGAGCTTAACCGGCAGAAAAATATCGCAGTCTATGGAGCCGACAACACTCCTGCGCTGCGTGATGTGAATGCACTAACTCATGATGAGCTGGCAGAAATCTATCCTTCTATGGATCTGGTTATCTCTTTCTGTCAGTCTGTTAAAGAGAAGGTGATGGAAGACGCGGCGCGTGGGCATCCGCCCCCCGGATATGTCTACAAACCAACGGGAGGACGGAAGGGGAACCGGGTGTTCACCGACGTGAAAAAAGTAGCGACGTTATTAAAAGGTTGGGGCTATGCGACTGATGCAGTTGCTAAGGCTTCTCTTTTAAGCGTTGCTCAAATAGAGAAGGTCATTTCTGACGAGCATTTTAAGAAACTGGAAGGCTATATCGATCAACCCGAAGGTAAACCTCGACTTGTTAAAGATGACCGTGGCGATGAGACATTAGATGACTCTGACTTTGACTAAAGGAAAACACTTATGAAAGTAAAATTACGTGGTATTAGAATATCGTTTGCAAAATCACTATTTGTACCGAGGGAAGATGCTAAGGGAAAACTGAAATACAGCGTATGTGCGCTGCTGGACCCGAAAACTAAAGAGGGCAAGGAATCGATTGCTAGGCTTGAAGATGCGTTGGATGCTGTGGCTAAGGAGAAATGGGGGGCTAAGGTGCCGCCCACGGCACGTAAGCTACGAATCCATGATGGGGATGAGAAGCTGAACGATAGTGGCGATGTTCTTGAGGGGTTTGCCGGGATGAAATACTTCAATGCTTACAACGAGAAGAAGCCAGATCTTAGGGACGGACACTTGAAAGTTGAAGGAGATCAATCGTCATGCAGCATTAAATCCGGGGACTACGGTACGTTGTTTGTGAATCTGTGGGCGATGGACGATGCCAACTACGGTAAGAAGATTAATTTTTCACTACTTGGGTTTCAGAAGCTTCGCAATGGCGAGTCACTTGGTGGATCTGATCCTACTATTTCTGAGGATGAGTGGGATGAACCGGAGGAGTCCGATGATGAGAACGATCCGCTATTGAACTAATTTACACCCAACGTTGGGGCGGGTTCCTACTCCTCGATCCGCCCCCTTTTTAAAGGAGTCCTATGATGACGAAAGCGCTTGATAAACAAGTTGGTGGTAAGCATTATCAGAAGTTTGCGATCCAACCTTTAGAGTTCATTTCCAAAAACGATCTGTCGTTCTCGGTGGGAAACGTTGTGAAGTACGTTTGCCGACATAAGTTTAAAAACGGAGCGGAAGACATCCAAAAAGCAATTCATTACTGCTTGGTGATCCTTGAATTTGAGTACGGTATTGTGCAAGAAGGCGAGAACCCTGATTTGATTGCAGAGAAAGAGGCATCCGCCGCCCTTCGCGTATCGCTACGTGATGCCCACGACAAGCTGGCTACGCTGCAACAGGAGTATGAGACAGCACAGCATAACATTAATCAGTTGTTGCTCGAGAACGCACAGTTACTAGATGAGCAGCCGGTAGACTACCCGCCCATTGGGACTTCAAATGAAGATTATAAAAGCTAACTGGGTAGCGGCCCGTGGATATGGCTGGGGCCGTGGCTATGGCTATGGCTGGGGCCATGGCAATGGCAAGGGCTATGGCGATGGTTGGGGGTATGGCTATGGCAGCGGCACGGGCAGTGGCTGGTGGAGCTGGAGGAACTTTGAATGAAGATTATATACTTTAAGTATCCAATATCGCAGAGAAGCGAGACGCATATGGGCGCAGGTACAGGTAGTGGCTGGGCAGGGGCTGGGGGGATGATGACATATGAAGATTATTAAAGCTAACTGGGTATGGGGCGACGGCAATGGCTATGGCCGGGGCACCAATAGAGGAGACGGGTATGTGGGTATCCTCTGGGAGGTAAGGCAATGATTATCTGGATTGACACTGAAACGTTTAATACCCGTGAAAACGACATAAAGGCGGTGGGCACAGTTAAATACGCTCAGACATGCGAACTGTTATTGGTGACATTAGCCGTCGATCACGACAAGCCCATCGTAGTTGATTACACATCGGGGGAAACGCTTCAAATAGACCAACATGGCATGAGAGTAAACACTCAGAAGTCCATGTTCTGGGAGTTGAGCGACGTTTCGTTTATGTGTGTCGCGCAAAACGCTATGTTTGATCGACACGTGCTGGGGGCAAAGGGCATCGTACCCCACGATGTGGTGTGGCAAGACAACATGGCGCGATGTTTAACCATGGGCCTTCCGGCTAGCCTTGCGGGGCAATGTGAAGCACTGGGCATCGCAGAAGATCAAGCGAAGCTGTCTGAAGGTAAGAAATTGATTAACCGATTTTGTAAGCCTGCCCCGGATAATCATAAGGCGGAGCGCTACACGAAAGAGACACACCCCGATGAGTGGGCTAGATTTATTGAGTACGCAAAGCAGGATATTGTTGCTATGCGTGAGGTTTGGAAAAAAACACCAGGGTGGAATTACCGATGAAAGACATAACGAGTTTAGAAGAGCTGTTTGAGAGTTTGGAAGACATTAACTACGCAAGTAAGATAGCTGACGTGGCTAAATCTCTTGATGATGAATTAGCGGCTAGAGACATACGAGATCCCTTAAAGCACGACATTGTGGTTGCCGTGACCAGCGGATTTAAAGTCAGCTATACAATGCGCTAATACGATGGCGCATAGTGAACTAGACATATGGCATCTCGATCAAACGATCAACGATCGAGGTTTCCCTGTTGATGTCCCGTTGGCCGAGGCGATTGAACGAGAAGCCCAACGCACGTCCAAGCGATTAAAGCAGAAGATGTTTGACCTCACCGATGGTGAGGTGACATCAGGTAGACAGGTAGCAAAGTTGCAGAAGATATTGCAGGACAAGCATGGCTATCGAATAAAGAATCTGCAAAAAGCGACTGTCGAATCGGCATTAGCAGACGAGAGAACACCGCCTGTTGTGCGTGAGATTCTTCTAACAAGACAATCACTGTCTCTCTCATCGGTTGATAAAGTCAGGGCACTTCTTAATTCGCAGATGAACGGTCGGGTATATGGCGGGATGTTTTACTATGGAGCGCATACAGGCCGTTGGACCGCGAGGTTGTTCCAAACGCAGAATCTAAAGCGACCGCCAAGCGATTTCAAAGGTGACGCTATCGATCAGGCAGTTGATGCATTCATGACAGATAGCGCAGACCTTTTCTATGATGATCCGCTCACGGTGGCCAGTTGGTTAATTAGGTCATTAATTAAATGCGAATCACCTAATCATTTACTTATGTGTGATTACGCAAACATCGAAGGACGTGCATTAGCGTGGTTGGCCGGTGAGGATTGGGTAGTCACAGCGTTTCGTGAATACGACGAAGGTAAAGGGGATGATCTTTACAAACTAACATACGCACGTGCTTTCGGTATCCCAGTCGCACACGTAACAGATGATCAACGTCAAATTGGAAAGGTTATGACGCTGGCCCTTGGGTACAATGGGGGCGCAGGAGCCTTTCAACGTATGGCTGTTAATTTCGGTATCGACATTGACGATGATCTAGCAAAACGACTTGTTAAGAGTTGGCGCGAGAGTAACCCCAAGATTAAAGCACTGTGGAAAACCGTAGAGAAAGCATGTATATCGGCTGTTAAGAACAAACGTACCCAGATTATCTGTGATGGCAAGTTGACAATTGGCTATAAAAACAACTATTTACTAATACGGTTGCCCTCTGGTCGTCTTTTAAGCTACGCTAATCCAGAGGTCTACCCAACTGTTTTCGAATGGAACGGTGATCTTATCAATACCGAGGCTTTGCGTTATCAAGGTGTCGCAGGTCCAGCACGGCAGTGGTTGTGGGTAGATACGTACGGCGGGTCGCTAGTTGAAAACATTGTGCAAGCGCTCTGCCGTGATTTATTAGCGTATGCGTTGTTGGCCTGCGAACGAGATAATTTAAATCCGGTGTTCCATGTGCATGATGAAATTGTATGTGAAACGACAAGGCATTTAGAGGAACTAGAGGCGTGTATGCTGGCGAAGCCTGGGTGGGCAGACGAACTACCTATAGCAGTAGAAGGCAGCACAGGTATACGGTTTAAAAAATAAGGAGAGACGTTTGCGGGAGTCGAAGATCGAACGTAAGCTTACGGAACAAGTCGAAGAGATTGGCGGCGAGTGCTGGAAATTTATCTCGCCAGCGCGTAGCGGTGTCCCCGATAGAATAGTGATGATGCCCATGCAGCGAATCTGGTTTGTTGAAACCAAGGCACCTAAGGGGGAGCTTAGTGCTCTTCAAAAATTTATCCGGGGGGTACTTCAGCGCCTCGGGTTTCACTACCGTGTGATCGGTACGATGGAGGATGTAGATGCGTTTATTGATGCCATTAGCTCGCCTGAGCCGAGCCACATACCTTAATGCACAACGCACCGCAGAGCACGTATGCTCGTGGGGGCAGAAGTTCTTAGTCCGAGTGTATTACAATCACTCAAAGCAGACGTTCATCGCCACAGAAGTGGACTCCGCAAAGGATCGGTTCTTAGAACGCATGATAGTGACCGGTAATAAAAACGCATACCGCTACTCTCTCGTCGGGACGTACAGCGACACCGCCAGCTATCAAGACATTATCGACGACATGATCCACGAGGTTAATCTTGCGGAGTAAATACATTGAGATCGCAGATGAGTACCAAAAGCATGCGGAAATGTTTGTTGCTATCACACGGCGCTGCCACCTTTGGATGGAGATGGGATTAGGTAAGACCGTTGTTGTATTACGCGCAATTTATTTATGGAAAGAGTTAGAGCACATTAACCGGGTGTTGGTCGTGGCAACCGATCAGGGTTTTAAAACGACATGGCCTAATGAGATTGAGAAGTGGGATTTTACGGAAGATTTTACCTACACTGTTTTAACGGGTACACCAAAGCAACGTGTTCGTTTGTTAGAAGAAGACACAACTATCCATCTTATAAGTTACACAACGTTTATATGGTTGTTAAAACATTATAAAAATAAGTGGCCGTACGATGTAGTAATCTGCGATGAGGCGAGTCATATAAAGAATCAGAGGAGCGAGCGTTTCAAATACGCACGTAAGATAATCAAGCATACAAAATACTGGGTTAACATGACCGGTACTCCTGCAACCAACGGACTAATGAATTTATGGGCACCTACCTATTTGTTGGATCGAGGGGAAAGGTTATGTACGAGCCATGGCAGATTCCAAACCAAATTTTGTAAGCCGTTGTATCGGATCACTCCCCACCATTTTAAGTGGGGGCCAACTCCCGCAGGTGCGGTTGCGATACGAGAGGCCGTTGATGATATTAGCTACTCGGTACTGGAGAAGGACCATATCGAATTGCCGCCGATCATCGATAAGGAAATTTACGTAGATCTACCCGATGACGTACTTGAAATCTACGAGCAGTTACATACCGAGATGGTAATCAAGATTGGACATACGAAAATTGCGGCGTTGAACGGGGCGCAAGTGTCGATGAAGTGTAGACAGCTTGCAAACGGTGCGCTATACCTTGATAAGAAGTGTACCGAATCGGCAGTTATACATGATGCCAAACTCGATGCTTTAGAGAGGATCGTTGACGACGCAAACGGCTCCCCTGTCTTGGTGGCCTATCAGTTTAGAACCGATGTGACCCGGATAAAAGAACGGTTCCCAGATGCAGTCTTGGCGAAAGAGGTCGATGGGGATTTAGAGACGCAGTGGAGTGAGGGTAAGATTCCGATGCTGTTACTTTCTGCATCAGGGGTATCAAGTCTTAACCTGCAATTTGGTGGGCATACGGGCGTGTTCTTTGGCGCTACTTATGATCTAGATGCTTGGGCTCAGTTCCGCAAACGATTATCTCGGCGAGGGCAGACCAGTACTGTGCTGATTTATGCGCTGTTAACTCGGGGGACTATCGAGCCTGCAATATGGGAATGTATGCTAAAGAAAAAGCCTATCCAAGATATGCTACTTGAAGAGGTGAAAAAATATGAATCTCGAACACTTCCTTAATCACTGGTATAAGCAGGCACAGTTAGTTCCGCCAAGAGGTATGAAGTCCTCAGAGTTTCGGGCGTTAGTGCGGCATCTAATCATGGCTCAGATTGAATACTACGACGTGCATTATACGAAACACGTAGTGGATACGCTTGAAGATGAGTTCCAAAAAATCTGGCAACAAATAACGGGAGTGGCATAGTGATCACGACTGAAAAAATTTTAGACTCATTAAAAAATCAGCCACATGAATGGTGCATTCGGGGCATACGACTGCTCCCGCGCTTATGCAATGACAGCCGGGGGTATGAGATACAGGAGCCTTTTAATGTGTTTAAACTTCTGGTGTTTAATCACTCGATTACTTTACGAGAGCAGATAAGTTTGTGGTGGGCAGTACGACGATGGAGGAAACTATGTACACAATAGAACATGCCCCGGATGTAGATTCCTGGGAAGCAACGTTTACCGATCGCCATCAGTTTGGTAGGAAAACAAAGGTGATTTTCTATCCTTATAAACAATATACCTATGAACAGGTTAAACGTATTGTACGGATGGAAAAGATGAGGTTGGACCCAGCGGAAATTGAAAGAGAGGTAGGATTATGACAGTTAACGAGTTGATTTTGGTTGTCCTAGTTGGTGTAGGTTTAATTTTATGGACTATCGCGGAGAACACATGAAAATTGAAAGAGAGGTAGGATTATAATGTTTTGGAACCGAAAAGAGAAAAAGACTATTGAGCGAACCTTGATGGTTGAAGCAGTTAAAAAGGAATTAGAGAGTTTTAGGGATGAGATTGAAAAAGAAATATACAGGCAGATAAAAGAAGTAGACCCGAAAGCAATAGCCAAGGAGTGGCTGGATGACATTGTTTATGATGAGTTATCTTTTAGAGATGAGTACGGAAGGTCAGCTAGGGACGCGGTTATTGAGTTAGCCGAGGGACTTTATAAAGAGCATGAGTCGGAATTACTAGACAGGCTGGTAGAGTCTCTTACCCGGAAGCAGATAGGCTAAAGATTCATAACCGTCATACCGAGCCCGGTGAACAAGTCATGCTGGGTAGCTTCCCGCAAAGCTTCAATAGGGGTTGCTCCCTGACTCATGGCATACAACGCTATAGTGCTACCAGTGCCCACAGCATAATAGGGCTGGTCGATCTGTAAAAAAGCAAGCTTCCTATCCACGGTGAATATGCCGTTGTGAGATAAGATTAAAGCTTCAAAGTTGTCCGTCAGTTCGAGCCCCCCATGATCACCGTAGGCATTTACAAACTTGACACCTTCATACGGGTCACCGCAGAAACCTATCACATCGCCATTACGTTTATGCACTTTCGTAACGCGAACCATCTCACCGCCTTCAGTTGAACAAAGGCGATCGCCAACCATGTATTTACGGTTACAGATGATGGTCGTCATTTACCTTGCTCGTACCAACGTTCCCAAGATTTGATAGCTTCATAGCACCGGGTATGGTTACCTCGATCCTGGAGTATGATCTCTGTGTCTATCTTTGATCCCAGATTCTTTTTCAAATCCAGCATGGAAGGTTTTTCACAACTAACGGCAGGGGGAGTGCGCTTAATCTGCGGTTTTACCGGCCTCGTTATACAGCCGCCTAAAAGCATCAGGGAAACGCTTACAA